ATACCTATCCACCCACAAGCCTCACTCATCTTGTTTGATTTAATCTTTTTAGTTTTCATAATAAATCCTTTCTTTCTCAATTTATACCTTATTATACCAAGTATTAATCGAAAAGTCAAGGGCCCTTCTGTAATCGTTGCTGACTATACGTTACAGAGAATATGAATTTATGATGTTTTGTTGTTTATGAAAGAGTTGCGAATCACCCTAGACCTACAGTGTAAAATCCACAGTGCCTTGTTTATCTTATGTTGTTTGATTAATTTCTCTAATTGGTAAATTATCGTATTCATATCTCTACTCCTTTCGTTACCAAAAGTTTTGAGCGTTCCTTCAGCGATATGCCTACTTCCGTCTGTACGAATAGATGAACGATACAATTATTTATGTATTATCCGCTTGATATTATCGGCGCTTAAGTTCTAATTCTCTTGCAATCCATGCTTTACCCCTAGTATTTCTTAGTTTCTGTCTAGTTAATGCACGAACTCTTTTGATTGCTTGACCCATAATATCCTCATCTTTACTATTGTTATCTACAATAACAAAGTTGCCCCTAAAGAAGTTTTGAAACCTACCTATGTTTTTTTGTACATTGTTCCATGAAGTGGTTACAATAGATGTTGGTACACTTCTTGATCTTTCTGCATTTCTTTGTAGTGCAACATCAAGAGATGTATTGACAAATATCATAAATGTATCGTATCCTAGAGTCTCTAGTGTCCTTGCCTGTCCAGAGATTTTATCATAATCGTGTCCAGTTCCGTCAATCACAAGTCCTAGTCTACCTTCTACATAGTTATCTTGTCTCTTCTTAGTGATTTCTTTTGATCTATCTCTAATTTTATCTCTAGGTTCTGCTTCTCTATCAGGCATTTTTAGAGAAAGGCCAGCGTCTTTGAGTTTTTTCTCAAAAACCTCGTCTGAATTTACAACCTTTAAACCCATACCACCAGTGGTTCTTTTTACAACATAAGATTTACCACTACCTGGCCCTCCTGCTAAAAAGAATGCTTTAAGTATATTGGGATCGTAAACTCCTTCTTGTAGTTCTTTGTATGATTTCATGTTTAACCCTATCAATAGTTTTCAGCTGATATTTATCTTCTTCTGAAAGTGGTTCAAGTGTTCTGTCTCTATTTAAGAATTTGGATCTGTTTCTCATATTGGCTCTTGTCTTTACGTTCATGAGTATTTCCCTCTTTTTCTATTATGATTGAAGCATAACAAATGTACTATTGAATCCCCCCCTTCTAAGTGTAAAATTGATTATTAATCAAACCTTGAGTGCCTGTCTCAAAATCATCTACCTCACCTACAATTTTTATAGGTGATTCAAATGAGTCTTTTGCAAGTCTCATTAGGATTGAGTGACTATTTGACATGTTTGAAAAAGTGTGTCGTAATGTAGTTACTAAGTATCTACCTTTGTAATATGGATTAATCTCTTCGCCTGTATGGTTTCTACCTTGAATAGGCATGTCAAACTCTACAATATCTCCACACGAAAGGTGGCTTTGTCCAATTATCTGTAAATTGACAGAAGCACCTTGGTTCAGTTCTATAATCTTAGAACGTCTTGCTAAAGTAGAATCGTGAGATCTGTCGTTAGAGTACAAGAAACCCTCTCCATATTTAGCACCCTCTTTAATGTAGGATGCATCTATATTTATATCTTTTGGACTCGCTGAAATGGGTGTAAGTTTAATACTTGCCTCTGGAAAATCACTTATTTTATTATCCCCATCAACCAATGAATCTGGATATATTGGATTATCATTAGAAGTTGCATCAAAATTAATTCTCTTGTGTTTCTTAAAATCCTCAAGGTAATTGAATGTTTGTTTGTTATATTTTTTCTGAAATATGTCATGTTGTAGTAGTGTACTTGCCATCATACCATTTCTATAAGCAGTTACAGTATCAGAAATTGCACCTTGTTCAAAACTAGTAACTCTTTTTAGTTCTTTTTCGATATTAGGTGATTTAGCATTATCATCCTTACTTTGAGTACCGGCCTCAGCAGCAAAAAATGATTGTTTGCTATCTTGAGAATACATACTCTGTAGACTTCTAAAATGTATACCTTTAGTATTTTCATAGAACACATAGTGTGGGGAATTACCTTCTTCGGATATTGCTTCAGCAGCAAGTCTCTGTAGAAATTCATAAGGTCTTTGATTGGGAACTATTACATTTCTATTACCCATAGATGGTTCAATAAAAAGGTCTCTTTTTGTTCTTACTTCATTCCTCAATATTTTTTCTGCAATCTCTGAACATGTTCCAGTGTATGCATTAGATACTCTCATCCTATGGTTTCTTAGTGCATCCTTTGTTATAACAGATATTTCTACAAGATTTGCCTTACCACCCATCTCTTGTTTAGTACCTATTCTATATACTATAAGTGGTGAGTTCGTAAAGTCAATATTCTGTCCTTTACCATCAAGCCCTGGCGTAGAGATTTTAAGTGTAATATAGTCATGTCCAGTAATAGGTAGATTTAAGTCTAGAGCATTTGTATCGTTGATTGTGATACTTCCAGACATTTGTTTTTCAAAAATGTTCTCAAACAAATCTACAGTAATAAGTAACTTACTTATATCAGTTACATTACCACTAGCAGTATGTAACTTAGCCTCTTCAACTTTAAACTCACCAGCAAAATTAATTCCAGCCATTATATCACCGACTCACTTATTCTTGTTTTAAATTCATCTACAAAGTCTGGAACAAATTTAGGGTCGAGTAATCTAATACTACGTTTAGTGTCTTGTTTCTTTTCTTCATATTCAAAGTTAGTTATAGGTGTTGCATTAGGATATGTATCTAAATCATTTACCTCTATGTTTACTGTTGTTTTGCCAGATGTTTGTGCTATTTCATAATGGTGTATAGAGTTTGGGTTTACATACTTATCTTTTACATATGCTTGGAATTGTGGGGTAGTCATAGGCCATCCATGATATCTATCTGTAATATTGTTCATCAATAAAATAACCCAATGTAACTCTGGATCATCGTAAAACTTATCAGCAAGAATTTCTGGTGAATCACCCTCTTTGATATCATATGTATCAAACATTGCAGAGTTAGTGGATACTTTTGACCTTATGGCAACTCTTCTCAAAAGATTAGTCACATCTTTTAAATTACCATTACCTTCATTGTCATAGGGTATTACTGGAAATGAATTAAAATACATCTTCTCTCCTAAACTGCAAAACTCTCACCACATCCACACGATGCAGTAGCATTTGGGTTAATAACTTTTAAATAAGAACCACCTAACTCTTTTACATAATCTACTGTACAACCTATAACATACATTTCTGCTATAGGGTCTAGAACTAGTAAATCATCAATAGGTTTACCCCATTTGACATCAGGCCAGTTTTTCTTAAAATCCCAGACATATTGAAATCCAGAACAACCACCCCCATTAACACCTAAAGTGATGTGGTCATTTTCTTTAATACTAGTGAGATATTCTTTTGCATTATCTGTAAGTGTAACCATAATTAGAATCCTTCGTGTACTCTTTCTCTGGTGATAAGTTCTAGTTCTCTAAAACTCAATGTTATGCTGGTCTCCACTGGTGGAGCACCATCTTCTTTTGCAGTAAATGTTTTATATCTACTTCCACCTTGTGATACTTGTAAATCTTCTAATACGCATGTAGATATCTTATGTAGGTAATCATTCTCTTTACCATTATACATATACTCTATATCAAATGTATTAGGCATTATCATCTCTCGCCCATTTCTAACACCATCTTTAAACTCTGGTAACATGTTTGATTTAAAAGCAAATATAATTTTGCGTATTTCTTCTGATTCTTTGTCGTTTCTTGGTATCATCTTGAATGTATACTGAAAGGCTCTTTTATCAATACCTTTAAATGCAAGTTCCATTCTGTCTGATTGAATAAATCCTTGAGCAATCTCAAATGCTTCTGTTGCACCACCCATACCAGGCAATGCACCTACCATTGAAAGTATAGTACCCTTTACACCCTCTTTTAATGCTTGTCCACCTCTATTAATCGCCGTTTTCATAGAACTTTCAGCACCCCTTCCAGCCATAACAGAAGAATATACATCCATTGCGGCTGCAGTTCCACCACCAATTGGAGTATCGGAATACTGTGATTTATATGATACTTGTACTTGTGGAGGCATGTACAATGCAATTGCTGTATCTAATCTTGTTGTTGGTGGTCTCTTTAAAAATACTGTAGAACCAGAAGTTTTTTTTGCACCGACACGGCTTGTCGCTGGTTTGATGTTAGTGTTTCGGTTTGGAGGCCCACCAGCAAGTGGGATATCAGCGTGTACTTGTTTCTGTACTTCGTTTGATTGTTTTGTATCAGTCTTGCCAGAACCATCTGGTAGCATTTCTTTAATGTATTTTGGAATATTTCTACTCTTCTCTTCTCTCTTCATTTGGGCTGAACCAGATTCTGGCGTTCCAAATTTCAATTTAGCGTTTGACTGTTGATTGACATAAAAGATCATGTAATGTCCATGATTACCCAATCCAGGCGCTGCTGTAACATCTATCGGAAATGCATACATCTTCGGTGATTTCGCTTTTCGGTTTAGTCCAGCGAAATCAGAGCTATCCCCACCTCTACCAGATATAATACCAGCAAGGCCTGGTAAGTTGCCAGATACTTTTCTTAATGTTTTTTTGAGCGTTGAAACTGCTCTTGATCTACTAAAATCTATTGCCATGTCTACCCCTAAATAGTTCGGAAGGTTATAACTATTTATAATGGCTTACAAAGGAAAATACCAACTAAAGAACACTCACAAGTATATTGGCAATCCTATGAATGTGGTATACCGTTCCCTTTGGGAGCGTAAGTTCATGGTATATGCTGATAATAGTAATAACATTCTAGAATGGGGAAGTGAAGAACACATAATTCCCTATGTATCTCCGTGGGATGGAAGGAAACATAGATATTTTCCAGATTTCTACATTAAGGCAAAACAAACAGATGGTTCTATTAAGAAGTTTATTATTGAAATTAAACCAAAAAACCAGTGTAGTCCACCAGAAAAGAAACCTGCTCGGAAGACAAAAGCATGGTATAATAAGGTAAAAACATGGGGTATTAATCAGGCAAAATGGCGTTATGCAAATGAGTATTGTCTGGATAGGAATTGGGAATTTAAAATACTAACAGAAGAACATCTAGGAATAAGGTATAAATAGTAGTATGTATGAGTATAAATGTAAAATATTAAGAGTTGTAGATGGCGACACAGTAGATGTTGACATTGATTTAGGTTTCGGTATGTGGATGCACAAAGAACGAATTAGACTATATGGTATTGATACACCAGAGTCTAGAACCAGAGATTTAGAAGAAAAAAGGTATGGGAATATAGCAAAAGAAGTAGTCAAGTCTCATATGCCCGTTGGTTCTACACAAACACTAATTACAGAAAAAGATAAGTCTGGAAAATATGGTAGAATACTTGGTAAGTTCAGATTAGAAGATGGTAGTATCCTTAACGACTTCATGATTGAAAAACATTATGCAGTTGCATATCATGGACAATCAAAAGATGACGTTGAATCAGAACACCTTGAAAATAGAAAGAAATTAGATGGCAGTATCTAAGTACATTAAAGCAGTTCAAGACGCGGCAAAAGGTCGTCCAAAGTCTACTGATTGGTATAGAGAAAAAATAAAAGAGTTTGGCACACCAACCACTATGGACTTAATCAGAGATGGTAAAAGGTCAACCAGACCACACTTTGGGCGTTTAAATATGTTTATCTATTCACCTAGAGATGCAAAGAAGTTGCCCTACTATGATACATTCCCTTTAGTTCTACCGTTAGAACTATATAGTGATGGATTTTTAGGTATCAACTTTCACTATCTACCAATACCACTTAGAATAAGATTGCTTGATAGAATAGTAGACTTTAGTAGTAATACATTGTTTAATGAAAAAACTATACTAAATGTCACATATAATAAAGTAAAAGGTATTAGATTAGTCAAACCAACTATACATAAATACTTGGCAGGATATACAAAAAGTCAATTCAGAAGAATTGATGCAGATGAATTAACTGTAGCAACTCTACTGCCAGTGCAAAGATTTAAGAAAGCCTCTGCAGCAGCAGTCTGGTCAGATTCAAGAAAGATGGTATAATGAGTATTGCAAAAGATATACTAAGACAATTAGGTGTTGTATCAGATGACATTGAAAGCGCAGCCGCTGGGTTTCGTAACGATGGTGTTGCACAACCTAACAAGTTTGAAGTAATTCTATCATGTCCAACTGGAACTAGAGGTTCACAGACAGGCGGCAATGCACTAGATAACGTATTTTCCCTACTTATGGGTAAAGTTAATAGTGATGGAACAGCAAGAGCAACTGGATTGAGATGTTCACAAATATCTTTTCCAGGCAGAACTCTTGATACCGAAGCAGACACAAACATATATGGCCCGACAAGAGAAATTGTTCAAGGATATAGTTATCCAGAAGTAACAGGCACTTTTCAGTGTGGCCCAGATATGAAAGAAAAACAATTATTTGAGAGTTGGCAAAGACTCGCATATAATCCACAGACTTGGTCTATGGGATACTACGATGACTACGTTGGTAGTGTCACTATATACCAATTAAACAATTTGAACGCCAGAACATATGGCATTGAATTAGTTGATGCATTTCCAAAACAAATTGCAGAACAAGCTTTGGACTATGCAACCAATGACTCCTTTCACACTGTAGGTGTAACATTCTCCTATAGATATTGGAAGTCTTTAAATTCTGAAAGTTCATTGCCTGCACCAATAGAAGAAATGCTTGAATCAATTGGTGTTGATACAGTGAGAAGGACGAATTTGAAAAACGTAGCATTTACGAAAAGATAATTAATAAAGGATGAATAATTATGGCACTACCAAGACTAGATACCCCTACCTATGAAATAACAATTCCTAGTTCAGGCGTAATAACAAAATACCGTCCATTCTTAGTCAAAGAACAAAAAGTTCTTATGATGGCACAAGAGAGTGACGATGTAGGCAATATAGCAAATACAATTACTGAATTAGTTGCATCTTGTACCGATGGTGGTATTGATGCACAGAGACAACCAGTATTTGATATTGAATACTTGTTTATGAAAATTCGTGCAAAATCAGTTGGGGAAACTGCTAAAGTATCTGTACTTTGCCCAGATGATGGAAAGACAAAAGTTTCAATTGATATTAAACTAGATGAAATTGAAACTCAAATGTTTGATGAACACACAAATGTTGTTTCTATAACAGATAAAATTAACCTTATTATGAGATACCCTACACTAAAGGATTATGCAAAATATTCCACTGGTGGGGATGCAACAATGATGTTTGAGATGATTAATCATTGTATTAATGAAATGCATTTTGATGATAAGATTTACAAAAGAGTTGATGTATCAGATAAAGAGGTACAAGAATTTGTTGATCAGATGAATACACAACAATTTCAAGCAGTAGTTGGTTTCTTTGAAACTATGCCTAGACTTAGACATGAAATTACGGTAGTCAATCCAAAGACTAAAGTAGAATCTACTGTGCTATTGGAGGGGCTGCAAAGTTTTTTAGGGTAATCCTTTCTCATGAAACACTAGAAAACTATTACAAGATGAACTTCTCGTTGATGCAACATCATCAATATAGTTTGAGTGAATTAGAAGATATGATACCTTGGGAAAGGGATATATATACTGGATTACTTGCAGAATACATTAAAAAAGAAAATGAAAGAGTAGAGAGAGAAAACAATAAGAATAAATAGATGTAAGGGAAATACTTATGTTAATTAAATTAGTAGGGGGAAATGATGAAGACCCCTTTAGTATCAGAAGTAAGGAAATGGGTGTTTAGGGCATATATTGTTTGGAGTATATGTGCTGATATCGCCTTACTTAGCGGCCTAATTTATTTGATTGTATTTTAACGAGAGGAAGAATAAATGGCAGAAGAAATTAAAAAGGCTGGATTCCATCCAGCAGATAGTAACGGTGATGGCAATGTTAGTCCAGATGAACATCAGATGTATCTGGAATTTAAAAGAAAAGAATTAGAGGATGTAGATGCGAGGCGTGATGCAATGAGATATATGACATGGTTTGCTCTAATGGGTATGTTATTCTATCCATCAGGCATTTTGATTACATCACTGTTAGGACAAGAAGTAGCTGCAAAGTTGATTGCTAATATTGCACCTACATATTTTGTTGCAATCTCAGCATTAGTTGCTGCTTATTTTGGTGCAAATGCATACGCTGATAAAAAGAAATAGGAAAAGTAAATGACTCAAGAGACAGAACGAACTGCTATAGAGTTTAGTGAAGATGGTAAAGTAGAACAAATTATTGTTGATCCTGCTGGTAAGGGTGATGTTCAAGCAGGTATTGAATTTATATATCACATGAGAGAACACATATTAGATGTAGGTGTAGCAACAGCATACTTATTTGGTTGTTATGCATTGTATCTATGGTTAAAGAAGGTAATTAAGTAATGGCTGATAAATTCGACAGAGATATAATTAATGCCCTAAAAGCAAACAATGCAAAACTTGCTGAATCAATTGAATCAGATAAGAAGAAAGCATTAGATGACAAAGTTTACAGTGCTGATCAAGTTGCAGAATTGAGGAAACTCTCAAAGGTTTCTGGCACCGCTGCAAAAGGTGTATCTAAAGAAGCAAGAGCAGCTGCAGATAGGGATATCAAAGTCTTAGACAATCAGGCAAAACTCTTAGGTATATCAGCAGAAGAACTTGCAGGCAGACAAGCAGAAAAATCAGATATTGAAGCACAAAAAGTTGCACTACAAGAAATGAAAGATGCGATAACAAAAGCTGGTGGTAATGCAGAAGAGAATATTGCACTACAAAGAGATGCAGCTGGTATTGCACGACAAGAAGCAAGATTAGAAAAAAAGAATAAAATGGGTATCGCTGGTAGAATGAAAGAAGAAGCGAAATCTAGAGCAGCAAATATGGCTGCAACATTTAAATCATTAGCGAGTTTAGAAGGTATCAAAAATGGATTAAAAGGTTTAGGTGGTGGTGTTGTAGATGTGGCAAAGAGTGGTGCTGGTGGATTAATTGGTATGATTAAGAAAGGTGCTTTAGCACTCTTACTTCCAGCAATCTTTGCATTTGTTAATAGTAAATACTTCGACCAACTAAAAACCTTTTTAATAAACAAAGTAATACCAGCAGTTATGGCACTTGTTAAGGTATTCAAAGAAGATATTTTTCCAGTAATTATGAAAATAGTAGATTTCTTTGTAAAAGAGATATACCCAATTATTGAAGATGTATTCCTTAAACAGTGGGCTAATATTAAAAAGGTATTCAGTGGAATTGGTGATGCATTTAAACTATTTCAAGAGGGTGATATTCTTGGTGGTATCACAAAACTATTTGGTTCAATTGGAACATTCCTAATAGATACCTTAGATAATGCTGTCACTGGTATATTTAATGTAATTGGTAAGATATTTGGATTTGAGGGAACTGATTCTATAGGTGGATCTATCAGTAAATTTTTTAGTGACATATACGGTAATATCACTGGGTTCATATCCAAAACTTGGAATGGTGTAAAAGACGGCGCAAAAAATGTATTTAAGAGTGTCACTGGTGTTTTTTCATCAGCGTTTAATTTTGCAAAAGATAAGGTAACTGCTGGTTGGAATGGAATTACTAGTTTTGTTAGTGATAAGTTTGCAAATATCATAGGTTTTTTTAAGGATCTGTTTACATTCAAACCAGGCGATACTTTTGCCACTAAGTTTTTAGATATAATCCTACTACCTTATAATCTTGCAATAAACTTCTTTAGAGATATATTTGGTTTTGGTAAAGATGAACAAGGTAAAACAACACCATTTAGTCTGGGTAAGTATATTATGAGTGTTGTTGATGATGCTATAGATTTTGTAAAAGGTTTATTTGACTTTAAAGTTCCTAGTATGGGTAAAATAGCTGGTGATGCTGGTAATATGATAGCTAATCTTCTAAAGTCTATTCTACCACCCCCAGATTTCTTATCTTTTGATTTACCATCTATGACTTTATTTGGTAAAAAGTTTGGTGGTGGTGAAGTGAACCTTAACCCTATACCAGATGCAGTTTATAAGTTTGCTGGATTAGATCCAGCAACAGGCTTAGATTTAGTTAATAATGCAAATTCTGTTGAGGCAGGATCAATTGATCCAGTTGCAGAGGCAGAAAAGAAAAAGATGATTACTGGTTCAGAACAAATGTCTAATCCAAGAGGTGGTACAACAAACACCACAGTAATTAGGGATGAGAGAAAAACTATTGATAATGCGAATAAATCCACAACCTACCAAGGGCAGTCGTTAATGCATAACAACAATGCCCCTGGCTTTGATGGTGTATTTTAGTTACTTGCCAACTTCTCAAAGTATGACATAGTATCGTCATCTTCTTCACTGACTTGTACTGGTGCTGATACTTCTGTAGTATCAACAATCGGTGCAATTGGGTCATCCATAATGGCTTCTGCTGTTTTAGCAACTACCGTTCCAGACAATACAATATCTAGACGAGTTTTAAGTTCGTCATAAGACTTGAAGTTAGTAGGAGCAAGAAAACTCTGTAAGTCATGTTGACTAGAAAAGATTTCTTCCAACTTATCATCTTCTGCAAGTTTAGTTGGTTCAGCAAACTCTGACTTATCATAGTTCCAGTAACCGTCTACCTTACGAATCTTTAATTTAAAGTCTGCACCTTCATCCAAATCAAAAGCATTTAAAGGTTTCTCATCTTCAAATGCTGGTGTTGCAGCTTCGGAAATCTTATCCCAAATCTTCTTACCATATCTGAACAAGAAAACTTTACCTTCGTTCTCTGGATGTTTAGGGTCACTTACCACATAGATGTTTGAGTAATAAGATAATTTCCTCTTTTGTTTACGGGCAATTTCCTTATCGGACTCTACACCACTATTCCACAATGCAGTATTGTGTTCTGACACTGGGTCTTTACCACCAGGCAAAGTAGTAAGAGAGTTCTCAATAAACCACTGTCCAGTTGGCCCTTGGAAAGCATGTGAATATAACTTCACCCATGATTTCTCAATTTGTGCCGCAGGCAAGAAACGAATAACTGCATAACCATTACCAGTTTTATCCAACTCTGGTTTCCACATTCTTTCGTCTACATATGATTTTTTTTGAACTTGTGGTTCATCAGCTTCCGCCATGGCACCAAGTAATTTGTCCAATGATTTGGACTTTCTATACTCTTCTAAAGACATTATAATACTCCTTTTTCGTATGTTTCGTATGTCATTGTTTTCTGATTTACGCCTAGAGTTTCATCCTTATCACCAATCTGAATAAACATGACGTTAGGAAATTCCTTGACTATCGTGTTAAACTGATTGTTCCAAATTATAGGATTGAAACCTTTGGCACTTTCGGATACATAATTCTTTGTACCCTTATACATGTTATTTATAGGTTTGTCAAACTCATTTCCGTCAAACCCTACCATGTATAATTCTTTAGCACCTTGTTGACATGCAAGGTGAATAGCAGTATTTCCAGTAGACCATCCTTTTGGATACCCTATGTCATTTACCATATCTTCACCTAAATGTGTTATAAACAAGCCCACATTATAAGACATCTTGATTCTTAGATCATTTTCGTCTGCATGTGGATTTTGTGCCATAATCTCTTTTATGTTTTCTTCTACTGATTCTTTTGTTTTACCTTGAACGACACACCCCCTTTGTTCAGGCATTTCTGTTGTTTGATGTACTCCACCATCACCCCACCCCATAATCAAGGATTCATAACCAAACTCTGGTGGTAGTATATCCCAATCTGCAAAGTGGCATTTATTGTTCTTTACATAACCACTTTCATATATCTCTTGTTGCATATTATAGTCTACTGACACTAAATTGTCAACAGTAAAATCACGATAAATTGCATTACACCCCCAAGTGGTTGTCCACTCGTTGTATCTTACTTCTCTTCTTGATTCACCGTTACCGTAAACTATGTGTTTCATTTAGACATCTTTCTGGCAATAGCACTATCTGATGTACTACCTTGTATTTGGTACTCTGATGTTTCGTTGTTAAAGAATCTCTCTTCCTTTTCAAACTTTAGTTTGTAATGATCTCTATCAGATAAGTTTGCAAGTATATTAAATGCAAGACTTACTCTTTTATGATCTGTAGTATTCTTTCCAAATCCATGATACAAATATGAATTAAACATAATCAATGAACCTTTGGTACATGGAAAAGACAATTGATTTGTAAAGTTTGGATTTGCTCTATTGTAATGTTTTCTCAAAGACATAAATGGGTCGGTATTGAAAGCAACCTTTTCAAAGTTTAGTGGTGGTTGATTAGGATGACTGTCAAAATAATACACACCACTGATTATAGAATTACCGTGGTTGTGCATATTTTGTGAACTGCCTGGATGTGCTTCGTTAATCCAACTTTCATGTATCCAAAATTCATCATATGCAATAGTCATTACGTTATCTAAGTAATCTTTTACACATGATTCAAACCATGTCTTTAATTCGTTCATTTCTGGACGATTTACTATGTTAGGGAGTTCATCACCAAACTGTGTTGTGTTTGGATTGTTACCACCTTGACCAGTAAACTTAAAGTCACTCTTGTAAACAGGCGGATTAGGATTATTGTAAATCTGAATCACACCCATTGGAAATATTGGAATACCGTTATCCATCTACTTCTCCATCTTAGATATATATTTGTCTTTTATAATCGAAAATGGAGTCATTATATATTTGTCTTTTAGATAAGCATCGACATCCATATCTTTCTTATTAGCACGTTTAGTTATATATGCTTTACGACCTTCACTTAGTGTTTCATAATCTTTTGAAAGGTCTTTTGAATAATTTAGATTCATTATATTACTATTCCACTTACTACTTCTGTATATGCTTTATTTATATCTGGATTAGATAATGTAACTAACACTATACCACCAGCACGAAAGATAGCACTCTTAGTGTTCTCTTCGCCTGTCATACAAACACCCCTTGCAAATCCCATTTTACCTTCTGGTGTATTTACAATCATCTTAGGATTATCAAGATGAACGCCTGTTTCATCATTGATATTCAATCGACCAACAAACTCACCGGCATTGGTCAATACTGTTACTAGATCACCTTTTTTCATATTATTTCCTCTTAGTTGGATATGGTTTACGAACAGAGAGTTCAGAGAGCCTCTCCACTAATTCTTTATTTTTAACAACCAATTCAGCGTTGTTAAATTCCAAGTTTTTAACACGGGCTCGGAGACCGTCACACCTTGCTTCAAAGAAACCTTCACTTGATTTTGACATAATTTAATCCTTCAATGTCTGTTTTAGTTTTAATATACTTATATTACCACAAAAGTTACCCTTTGTCAACACTTAATTTAATATTTTGTAATATTTTTCCCACTCTGGTACATGATCTAATAGACAAGTTCCTCTTGCTTTGTCTCTAGATTTAACGTGGCTCATGAGTGCGATTGTACCGTTGTGATCCCACTCAGCCTGTTCTAAAAATCTAATTACTTTTTTTACTTCATCGTGCTTTCCATTTTGATATAGTGTATCCAGATAACAATCTCTTACCTCTGGTGGTATTGATTCAATTCTGTATACATTGTTAACTACTGGACTAAAATTGATATAATGAAACTCTTCACACAACTGATGAACCTTTCCAGCATTTAGTGCATTTATAGTTGCGGCCATGTATGTCTGAATATGTGGAGATTTTTGTAGTTTCTTTATGTTAACATTTACTACATCCCAATCTGAAAGGTATCTAATATAATTATTAAAGTCACCTACACCATCAACTGAAACATTCACTATAACTCTACGAAACCTTTTTGTCTCCTCTATAAACCTATCTACATTCTGTGTACCATTTGTGATGACACGAACTATCTTTCTATCAGAAACTACAGACAATATATCATAGATATTATTACCTATGAGTGGTTCGCCACCAGTAAACTTAATCTCTTCTGCATTTTCAATTATATGTTTCAAATCTTTATCAAACTGTGGATTAATCTTTGCTCGTTTAACCCTCTTTTTAGTTTCTCCTAGTTCAATTGCCTCTTTATTAAATTGAGATGAATTACCAGATGAACAAAAGTTACACCGTAAGTTACATATATTTCCTCTTACACCATTCACAATAGCAGTATGCCAAAATGTAGGTTTAGAATCTGTCTCAATTATTTTTTCTAATTCTTCTTTCTTATGGGCAAATTCATTTTGATCATTAAACCTAGATAGGTAAAACTGTCTGTGAGAGCGAGAACCAGCTTTTTCTTGTTTCTTACACACTCCACAAATATCGTTAATAAATTCTTTATCATCATTATTCTTTAGTGCTGATCTCCATCTTACGTTTTGTGGGGCATTATAGTAGTCATCAAAAGTATCTCTAGAGGAATTAAAGGTTCTAAGATTGTACTTATCTTGCATATCTTTTTTATTAACAGCAGTCGTAGCACAACAACCTCGTATATCTCCAGGCGCCGAAAACATCAAATTAGTAAACGGTTCTGGACATATCCAATCGTATTCCTCTAGTTTCTTCATATGGGTAATTTTGCATGCTTTGGTAAGAAGTGTAAATCTCTTGCATTTGCTTCAATCTTCTCTTTCAATCCTTTACTAATTAAACGTCCAACTGTATCGGGCTCAATTTCATTTTTATCACAATAATCTAATACAGCATCCATGTGCGATATCTTCTTTTCTTTTGCGATTGATTCTATTTTCATTGAAAATGATTTAGAATTTTGTTTGAAAGCTATTTATAAATAGTTTTGAAAACGATCACTTTATATAGAAATTATTCGTTTGGCTCAAAAGAGGTCCAGAGAGGCCTAGGGAGGTCGACAATCCTCCATAGAAGTTTGGGGCGAATTGTTGGGGATTTTCGAGTTTTATTTT